ATGAAGCTGATCGAGACGTCGGTCGAAAACTACTTCGGCGTCGGCGAAAAGGTGATCCGAAACGAGGCGACGGGCGACGAGCTCGCCGCTTTCTTTGACGGGAAGATCGAGGTTTTCGCCATCAAGCTGTCCACCGGGCTGAGCCGGATGGTCTACACGGAGCGCGAGCTGAACGGCGGGAACGAGATCCTGTTCACCGCCAACCGGCTCCAGTATATGAACATCTCCGCGAAAATCAGCATGGCGCAGCAGCTGGGCGACCGCGGCGTACTGACGATCGACGAGATCCGCGAACTGTTCAACTACGCGCCGCTGCCTGACGGCGCCGGACAGTACACGCCGATTCGTGGCGAGTATAAGAACGTCCAGGACAACAAGGAGGACGAAGACAATGAATAAAGAGACAAGATACCTCGAATTTGAGATCCGGGCGGAGCAGACGGAAGAGCGCGGCAGCGTGATCACCGGCCAGCCGATCGTCTTCAACCAGGAGACGGACCTGGGCGTATGCCGGGAGACCATCGACAGCGGAGCACTGGACACGACGGACCTCCGCGACGTTCGGTTCCTGGTGGGCCATGATTTCAGCATGGTACCGCTGGCCCGGAGCAGGAACAATAACGAGAACTCGACCATGCAGCTGATGGTCAACGACGAAGGGATGGGCATCCGGGTCAACCTGGACACGGAAGGCAATCCCCGGGCAGCAGAGCTTTATTCCGCCATCAAACGCGGCGATATTTCCGGAATGTCGTTTGCGTTCACGGTGGATAAAGATAGCTGGGAAGGACTGGACACCGAGTCGCCATTGAGGCACGTGCGTTCTATCGGGCGTGTGTTTGAGGTCTCGGCCGTGGCCTTCCCCGCATATGAAGGCACATCCATCCAGGCGGCTTCCGAAGGCGATGCGCTGGAGAGCGTACGCGCCTCACTGGAGAGTGCGAGGCAGCAGCTCAAGGAGGAACGTGCCGCACAGGCCGAAGCAGAACGCCGGACGGCGGTACTGGAACGGCTGAAAACTTTCACGGAGGTGTCAGACGATGAAGTTTGACGAGATGAACGTGGAACAGCTGGAGAGCCGCCAGGCGGAGCTGAGGGCGATGCCTGTGGACGAAAGCGTACCCACGGAAGAACTGGAAGCGCGGGTCAGCGAACTGGAAGCGATCCAGAACGAGCTGAATGCCCGCGAAGAACGCGCCGCTGCCGAAGAAGCACTGCGGCAGGAAGTGGCTGCCGGCATGGATCCGGTAGTCAGAGAATTTAACATGGAGGAAAAGAAGATGAACTTCGAAATCAACAGCCCCGAATATCGTGAAGCGTTCCTGAAGGACCTGCAGGGCAAGGAACTGACCGCTGAAGAGCGCGCCGCCGTAACGGCGACCGCCGCGATCCCCACCAAGACGATGAACGAGATCGTCGGAAAACTGGAACTCAATCCCCTGCTGGCCGCGGTCGACCTCACCCAGATCCCCGGCTATGTGACCTATCCCGCTGAGAACAGCATCAACGAGGCTGCCTGGGTCGCGATGGGCTCCGCCGCTACCGACAGCGCGGACAGCATCCAGGCCGTGCAGCTGGGCGCCTACAAACTGATCAAGACCGTGGAGATCACCGCGGACGTGGAAGCCATGAGCATCGACGCTTTCGAGAGCTGGCTGGTGGCTCGCCTGGCGAACAAGATCGAAAAGGCCCTGGACAGCGCCATCCTGAACGGCGGCGGCGCGGACTCCAGCATGGCGACCGGTATCAAGGTCACCAAGAGCGCCCAGGACGGCACCTTCACCCGTGCCGGCATCACCTGGAAACAGCTGACCGAGATCATGGGCAAGCTTGCCCCGCAGTATCACGCGAACGCGTCCTTCTGCATGAGCCCCACCCTGTTCTTCGGCAAGGTCCTCGGCATGGTGGACAGCCAGAACAACCGCGTGGTCGTGAATGATCCGCAGGAACCCCGGAAGTACAACGTCCTGGGCTTCCCCTGCATCATCGACGGCAACGCCGGCACCGAAGAACTCTACTTCGGCGACTTCAAGGCCTACAAGCTGAACCTGGCGAAGGGCATCGAAGTCAAGAAGAGCGAGGAAGCGGCCTTCCGTACCGGATCCGCCGTGTACCGCGCCATGACCCTGGCCGACGGCAAACTGGCCGACGCGAACGCCATCGTGCGCTACATCGCCACGACCTAAGCGTAACTGAACACCAAAGGGGCGGGGGAGTAACATCCTCCGCCCTTGCTTTTCAAAAGGAGTGCTGACCTGATGAAAACACTGATTGCGATCCCGTGCATGGACTATCTCGAGGCCGACTTTGTCGAGTGCCTGACGAACCTGATCCTGAACCCGCGGAACCCCTGCGAGGTGGAAGTCCGGTATCTGAAGGCGAGCCTGATCTACGACGCGAGGAACCAGATCGCGAAGTATGTGATCCAGCACCCGGAGTACGACTATGTGCTCTGGCTGGACAGCGACATGACGTTCGACGCGGACCTGCTGATCAAGCTGATGGAGGACATGGAAGGACGACTGGCGGTGACGGGGCTCTGCTTCGGACGGCGCCCGCCCTTCAAACCGTGCATCTACAACAAGCTGGAAGTGAAGCAGGACGGGAACGTGGTGCTGCCGGTGGCGGAGAACTGGTACGACTACCCGAGGGATGAGATCTTCGAGGTGGAGGCCTGCGGGTTCGCCTGCGTGCTGATGAAGCGCGAAGTGCTGGAGACGATGGCGATCTACGGCGTGCCGTTCTACCCGGTCGGCGGGATGGGGGAAGACCTCACCTTCTGCTGGAGGGCGAACAAGCTGGGGATCAAGTTCCACTGCGACAGCCGGCTGAAGATCGGCCACATCATGCGGATGCAGGTCGATGAGTACTTCCGGGATCAGGTGGTTTCCAGGTCATGACACGGTCCATCCGGCCTTCGGGCCGTTTGGCGGGGCGGGAAGGCAGCACTCGCCCGCCCTTATTTTTGTATCTGAGGTGATGAAAAGATGCTGAAGGAAGCGAAGAAGGCGCTGCGGGTGACGGCGGAGCTGTTCGACAGTGAGATCGCCCGCCTGCTGGAAGCCGGCGCGAAAGACCTGGAGATCGCGGGCGTGACGCTGCCGGGCACGGTGTCGTTCACGATCGGAACGAACGACGCGGTGACGGATGGGAGCACGCTGACGGATCCCCTGGTACAGCGGGCGATCATCACCTATGCGGCGATGCGGTTCGGGAACCCGCCGAACTACGACAAACTGCTGGATGCATACGAGACCCAGAAGGTCCAGCTGATGCACGCCAGCACGTACACATCGTACGAGGGGGATGACGGCGAATGATGAAGGCGAACGTGGTCGACCTGATCATGGAGAGCCCGTACGCAGGCGGCGTCGGAACCGAACCAACAGAGACGAAGCGGACGGTGTACTGCACGGTGAAGTCCATCGGGATGCAGGAAGCCTATCAGGCGATGGGGATCGGACTGAACCCGGAGCTGAAGGTGATCCTTGCCCATGACTTCGAGTACGCCGGGGAGCGGAAGTGCGAACTGGCGGGCGTTCGGTACAACATCCTGCGGACCTACATCACGGAGACGGACGGCATCGAGCTGACGCTGCAGCGGGAGGCGGGCAACGCGTTCCCTCTGCCGGCGCCGGAAACGACCGTATCCACAGCGGAGGGGGTGTAAACCGTGCCGAGTGAATACGAAGCGCTGGTGGCCGCCCTGAAGCTGACCAGCGTGCCCTTTGCGGAGTATGCATGGAAGACGCGACCGGAAGGCGCGTACGGCGTCGTGCAGCTGGACTTTGAAGCGGGGCACCTGGACGGGGACGGCGCGAAGAGCGACCGCAGCTGGGAGGGCAGCGTGGATCTGTTCTACCCGAAGCTGAGCGACCGGAGCGACCTGATCGACGAGATCGAGGAAACACTGACGGAGATCCTGGGCAACAGCTGGAGCCTGAACAGCACCCAGTACGAGACCGGGACGGGCCTGTTCCATGTGGAGTGGGTTTTCGAGGTGATGGATACGCCGGAACCGGAGGACGGTGACGACAATGCCGTACAGAATTAACGTCGACGGCTTGCAGGAAGTCAGCGAGATGCTGACGAGACTGGAGAGCCGTGCAGGAACGGCTGCGGCGAAGGGACTGTACGACGGCGCGGGGCTGATGGCGGAAAACATCAAAAGGGGCGCGGAGACGATTGTCACCGAGCCTTTTCATTATGCCGCCGTGGACGGCGTGACGACACGTTACCCGAGCCCGGAGGAGAAGGAGATCATCCTGAACGCCGGCGCAGGTATCGCGAAGTTCGACAAGAACGGCGCGGAGGTGAACACGTCCGTCGGGTACCGGAACGCAGGGTACGCCATGCTGAAGGGAAAGCGGAAGCCGATCCCGCTGATCGTGAACTCCGTCAACAGCGGCACCAGCTTCATGAAGAAGCAGCCGTTCGTACGGAAGGCCGCACGGAGCGGCGCTGAAAAATGCATGAAGGCCATCAAGGACGCCATCGAGGCGGAGTTTGAGGCCATGACCAAAGAAACGGGAGGAACTAAGACATGAACGCGAATATCGGAATGGTATGCCCGGTGGCGGCAACGGTTTCTACCTATACGCCCGGGACGTCCATCACCTACGGCACCGGCAAGGTGATCGCCGAAGCCCGGGCGGCACAGCTGACCTGGAACCGTGCGGACGGCCACTTCTACGGCGACGACGTGGAGCTGGACACCGACAACGGCATCCTGGGCTATTCCCTGGAGTTCGAGTCCACGGGACTGACGGACGAGATCCGGAACTACATCCTGGGCGAGACTGTCCAGACCAACGAGTACACCGTGAACGACGCGCCGGCTCCGGACGTCGGCTTCGGCTACGTCCGCGTGATGCGGACCAAGAGCACCAGCGGCACCGTGAGCAACAGCTACGAGGGCTGGTGGTTCTATAAACTGAAGTTCGGCGTCACCAACGAAGAGACCCGGACGAAGGAACAGAACGTCGAATGGCGGACGCCGACCCTGACGGGCACGGGCACCGGCGTGAAGCTGAGCAGCGGAAACACGCTGAGCTTCGCGGTGCACAAGACCTTCACGAGCGAATCCGACGCGATCGCCTACGTGAAGACCAAGGCAGGTATTTCCTAAGACCATCACGGGGGCGCTCCACACGGGGCGCCTCCGGCTTTTTGAGTATAAAGGAGTGCTGAAACATGACGATCACGCTGAAGGGGCGGGAGATCCCGCTGCTGTACACCACGTACGAGATGAAGACGATCCAGCAGGAGATCTGCCCGATCGGGGAGTTTGTGTACCTGCTGTTCGGACGGAAACAGGACGATAAGAAGAACGAGGCCAGCCTATACCTGCACCCGGAGCACCTGGACGCCGTGATCAAGGCGATCCGGATCCTGGGCAACGCGGGGCTTGAAGAGGCCGGGCAGGCGCCGGATCTGACGGACAAGTGGGTCGGACGTGCGCTGAAGCCTCAGATGATGATGGAGGCCATGCAGGCTTGCATCGGAGCGATCAACGAGGGCATGGAAAGCGAGATCCCGGAGAAGGAAGACGGTGAACCGGTGGACGTGACCCTTGAGGAAATGAAAAAAAAAGAAACGAAGGACGGCTGACCTATCTGATGGTGGTCAGCTGGGGACTGATCGCCGGGCTGCGGGTTGAAGAGATCAACCGGATGCGGCCCGGGGCGGTCATGGACCTGTTCATATACAGACGAAATTATGATGACCAGCAACATGGCATCCGGAGGGGGTAAGACGGCATGGCGGACGTAACCGTCAAGATGGGGGTCAGCGGCGTCTCTGATTTCAAACGGGGAATGAAGGACAGCCAGGAAGCCGTCAAGACACTAACCGAAGCGCTGAAACTGAACGATGAGCAGATGAAGCTCAACGGGAACGAGGAAGAATACCTGGCGAACCAGGCGAGCCTCCTGAAAGCGCAGATCGAAGCCCAGACGAAGGTCGTGCAGCAGGCCGAGGCTGCCCTGAAGGCCATGCAGGCAAACGGCACGGACCCGAACAGCGCGGCATACCAGAAGATGCAGCAGCAGTGCATCAAGGCGACCACAGAGCTGACAAAGATGAAGGGCCAGCTGCAGCAGGTCGAGAGCGGCGCTTCCGGGGCAGAGCAAGAGACCCAGGAGATGAACGAACAGCTCGAGCGGATCGGCACCGGCGTCAACTGGGAGAACGTGACGACCGGTTTGAACTCGATCATCACAAAGCTGGAGAGCGGCGCAAAAGCTGCGATCAACTTCGGGAAGAAGATCTTGCACTATGTGTCCGATTCTGCTGAATGGGCGGATAACATCCAGTCGATCAGCGATTCGACAGGCCTCGACGTCGAGACGGTCCAGCGGATGCAGAATGTGGCGGACAAGGTCGAAGCAGACGTAGAAACGATCATTGCTGCCCAGAGCCGGATGAAGAGGGCCGTAGAGAACAAGGACCTGAGCTCCATCGAAGAAGTGCTGGGGATCAAGCTGGACAGCAGCAAGAGCCCGGACGACCTGTTCTGGGACGTCGGAGAAGCCATCCTGGCGATGGGCGACGCTTATGAACAGGAAGACGCGGCATTTAAGATCTTCGGGAAGAACTGGAAGGATCTTCTTCCGCTGTTCAAGACTGGCCGGGAAGCATACGAGGAGATGATAAACAGCCAGGAAGTTCTCAGCGCGGAGGACATCGCCAGCCTTGTCCAGATTGACGATACGCTGACGGATATTACCAACGAGCTCGAACGGATGAAGAACCAGTTCATCGCGGACAACGCGGAGAAGATCATGGGGATGCTGCAGTGGTTCATTGATAACTTCGAGACCATTGTCGGCGGCATCGTCGCGATCGGCGGAGCACTGACGGCACTGAAGCTCGGATCGTTCTACATGGACCTGCGGAAAACCATTGACGGGTTCCGTGAGCTTGGCCTGTTTGGCGGAGGCAAAGGAACGACTCCGACGGACACCGGAACGCCTGTCGTTGCAACGGGAGAAAACGGGAACAACGGAGGCGGAGGCGGAGCACTGCAGGGGATCCTGAACATGCTGGTGCTTTTCAATGCGGCGAACGCGGTATACCAGGCAACGGAGGCAAAGATCAAGGAGACGCAGGCGGAGATGGAAGCCAGCCTGGAAGGCCTGGAAGGGCAGGAACTCGCGGACGCGATCCTGATGCATGACCTGGGCGTGACGCAGGCAGACCTGGACCGGATGCATCAGTCCGGAACGCTGGAAGGCGGAGGAACGTACGCCGGGCGCAGCTTCGGGCCGAACCCGATCGAGCGGATGCTGGACATGGTCGGCTCGGTGACCGGGCAGAACGAAACCGGGAC